TAATTTTTCCAGTTTGAGCAAATCCAACTGTAGAATCAACTGTCACCACAGAAGCGCCAACACTTACCGTATTTGCAACTTTTGTAGATGGTTGAACTTTAAAAGTTCCCTCAATAAGATCTCTGTCATCAAAACCTACAAATAATCCGAGTTTGAAATATGTGTTAATTCCAGAGCGTGTAAAAATTTCAACTTCAGATACAGAAGCTTGAGTAGAACTATCAGTGGATTTTCTGATTGTTTGTCCAACTAATCTGTTTGGATCTCCAGAAACCCTCTCAACGACAACTTCTTCTCTTCTTGTAAACTTTGCTGATGAAGGTTTGATGAGAAAATCTTCTAAATCAATTACCTTCGGATCAACACCATAAAGAACTTTGAAGAGAATTTTAAAAGAATCTTCAGTTCCTTTTGATTCATATAAACTTCTTATTTCTTTAATGAAGTTGTTTACGTCTAAATTATCTACAAAATCAACATCTTCAAGACCAGGAGCAAAGGAATATTTTAATTTTCTATAAAATTCTTTGAGGAACAGAGCACTGAGATTCTGTACGTTAGATCCATTAGCATGAACTTTTTCTGAGGTATCACTAAATACCAACTCTTCAGGATCAAGTTCAGAGCGATAAGAAGAAATACCACTAAAACCGCGAATACATCCGGTAAAAGAAGTAGCAGTTTTTCCAGTGTATGTTATAATTTCATCATCGATCCTAAACAGACCATACTCATCAGGAAAACCCTTAGTAGTAGAAACTTGAATAGTATCAGCAGTAGATGATATACCAACGGTCAAACTGGTATATCCAGTGATAACCTCTGGTGTAAGGTTATCAAATTTTAGATATTGATCTAAGTTCTCAACAATATCAGCAGCACCACTCTGATGTTCTTGAGAAATATAATATTGCTTCAGAAAGTCAATAGATTTAGGACTTTCGGATCTAAGAAATTCGGGTAACTGACTTTCAATTACTTGTTGAACTTTTACCCTTCTTTCAAAGCCTGTTTGTATCATTCTTATCCTCTCTTAAGTTCTCCGTTTAGGTAACTTGAAGTAACTTTATAACCGACGCCAGAGATCTGTTCGCCAGATGTAATAGTATCTTTAATCATATTTATCTCACTATCAGCAACCGAGAAAGAGAGATAAAGGTCTTTTAAACCAATCACATCATTTGAATCAGGAACTGCTTGAATTTCAACAATGTCATTATCTTTATCAGTGGAAGAAAATGTAATTGTATTCAGTAATATTTCTCCTTTTACATAATCAACTGTCCCTGCTGACTTAATTACAACTTCAAATTTACCATCTTGATTACGTTCTTTAACAACAGAAATTACACCTTTACCATTTTCCCCTGGAGTATCGGTAAAGTGGAATGTTCCATTCCTTCCAGAAAGTCCAAACCCACTACTCTTAATATTAAACCCATTTTTGTCCATGCGGAACTTATTACCATAACAGAGTTCATATTGTGCAGAAGTATTAAGTAAAGTTTTCAGATTTCTTCTAATTCTTACTCTAGTGATGTTAGAAGTGACAGCATTATCGGTATTATCAATTGCTTGACACAATTTACTGTATTTAAAGCGTCCTCCAAACTGATTAATGTTTGCAGTTGCAAAAGTATTCAGTGTAGATGAAACTTTTGATTTTAAATCATTAACATTTGAAACTTTTGCATTATTGTAGTAAATTGCAGAGTCAATCTCAACAAAAAGAACCTTAAGATCTACAATTTTTTGATTTATACCCGATAAAGAGAAGTTTTTCAGTTTAGTAGCGATTGATTGCTTATCAAAATCAGAAACAAAGTCACCATTTTTGGGTTTGATGCTAATAATGACATTTCCAAACTCTGGCGGATTCAATTCTTCACCACCAACGACAGAAACTGATTCTGTGTTTGGATAAATTGACTGAATTATCGCTTCATAATCACGAGCAGTGACTGCACGGTACTGTGAGGAGTAAATTCTTGGAGCAAAGTACTTAATTGAGTCAATACTTTCAATTTCACCACCATTTTGTGCTTTTGAAGTGGTGGAAACTGTAACATCACCACTTGGAACTATAACATTACCAAGATTATTAGTTACTCTTCCAGAATATGCGAAATTTTTCGCTCCATTTCCATCAATACCGTCTGTTGTGATGTAAGAAACGGTAATAATCGCACCATTTTCTAATTTTTTACCAAAAAATCCGTCTCCAAACAGAAGTTCGTATCTTTCGTCTTGAACTTCTTGTAAAAGATAAATTTCAGAGTTTTTATTAAGGTTTAAAATGTTTTGAGCAAGTTCATATTCCCTTCCTTCACCTGAATCGGAAGTTCCTTTAACCTTTACGACGATTGTAGAGGTATCGATAAAAGCATTTTGTAAAATAAAGCGTTGATCTAAAGATCCATCAACTACAAATTGTTTTTTCAGGTAAGTTCCTTGACAAATTTCAAGGTCATCAAACTTTGCGGTTCCAGAATTGATTGTTGTAGTGACATCCTCTGGAACTGAAAATACAAATTGACTATCATTAACACTTCCTACGCATACCAGACCCGCTTCTAGGGTCATAGTAGGTGATGTGCTTGTAGTTTGTACCGCCAGATTAATACGTGCCTTAGCGGCGCTTCTAGAGCGAGGCACATAACCGATATTTCTTGCCAAAGAAACAACATTTTCTCTCAAAGTTGCCGAATCCAGGAAGGATTCGTTTACAATCATGTTTGAGTTGTATGCAGTAATGTAGGTATTATAAGCTAACGTATCAATTAAGATAGAAAAATTAGATCCCTCAAAATCAAAGTCTGTAAACGTAGAGTTTGCACGGATATAGTCTTTGATTTGAGACCTAATTTGGTCAAAATCTAGATTTGTAAATTTAGTAAAAGGCATATTACCTTGTTGCCTCTAGCAAAAATGAAAATTCTTGAGTGGGAAATTCCTGACCGACAATATCATAAAAAATAGTAACATTAAAATTGTTATTATCTGGTTGAGGGTCTACATCAACTTGTACATTCGCAACTCTAGGTTCAAAATTATCAATTGTAGTGATAATTTGTTCTTCAATCACGCCTGCAGTGGCAAAATCAACGAAATCAAAAAGACTTGCCCGCACATCAGAACCTAAAATAGGTTGAAAAAACCTCTCTGTAGGTATCGTCTGCACTAAATTTTGAACAGATCGCGTGATTGCTCTCGCATTTTTCAAAATTGGCAAGTCTTTTGTCACAGGATGTGGGTCAAAAGATAGACTTATGTCTCTAAATGCTCTTGATCCCCTTGAAATTGCCATTGGTCAGTAGTTTTCTTGACTTTATTTATGGTAGCAGGGTCACCATAAACTTCTTGAATCACTCTTTCCTCTGGATCTTCAGTTTTTCGTGGTTTAAACCAATAATCTGATATGAGATTTGATGAACTCCACATCTCTTTCATGTGTTCCCTTCCCATTTAATCCTCTTCGGGCAATTCGATATATTTATTTTCTTCCAGGTGCTCAATTTCGTACATATAATGATCTGATGTTTCCATTTTTCTCTTGTTCTCTACACTATACACTGTAGTATCAATCTCAAATCCAGGATTTTCTGTAATACGATTAAATGTCCATGCATTATCAAACCAAATAATACGATTATTGGGATATGCATAATAATTACCAGTCTCTACCTTAAACAGGTGAGCACACTTATGTTCTGGTGTTTCTGAGTAATTTAGATCGGGAACACTTTTGTTTTCCCATGACCAATCCAACGTGAACATATAATCACCTAATACCTTTTTACCATCAGGTCGGATTAGTTCAGCTTGCAAACCAGCAAGTCGCTGTCTCCTCTGTACGTCAATATAAGGACTGAAACAGTCCCAGTACATAATGTCTTCTAATGGTTCAATAACCGCATCTGGTTTCCAGCAGAACGCATGTAGAGGTCGTCTTGTCCAGTTGACACCATTCTCTAAAAATGCTTCAAACAATGGAACACGTTTTTCCATACTGGCAACACTATGGACATCAGCCTTGGTTACTTCACCATGACCACTCTTATGGTTATACAGAAACTCATTACGAATGTAACAAGACCAATCAGGTAAACTGTGATTTAAGTAAGCCAATTCCTTTCTCCTGGAAAATAATAATCAGTAAGTTCTTCATCCTTAATTATATCACGAACTGCATATAGTTTACCTGTGCTGTGTTCGTAACTTACATTCGGATGATGTGAATGATTTATGTAATACTGTTGACCTAATCTTTGTAGATCATCATCAATCCAATAACCATTATCATCATAATAAGTTACCTTTTTAAGATAAGTCTGTATTTGAGGTGATACATCAGTAATCTGAATACAAGTCTTTGGTTTAAAGATTACAGTATCTTTTGGAATGTCAACCAAAGAAAAAACACCCACCCCACCACAGACTTTACTGGGTGCAAGGTAGGTGTAGAGGGTCATATCATACATCAACAGAAGGAAGATTAGCGATCAAACAAGACATGTGTGTTTACAAATCTAAACTATGTATTATTTTCCTTTAGTGGGTTTCTTATATCCTGGTCTATTATAATATGCATTAGGTCCTGTTACCTGATCATATCTACTGGTAGAAGTAGGAGTTGCAAGAATAGCAGCACCAGCAATTGCTGCAGGTTTAGCTGCAAATGCAGCAGCTTTTCTCCAAGGCACCATGGGTGCAACAAACTCAGCAGCATCAAGTGCACCCTTTACTCTTGGATTATTTCCTGTTGCTCTTCTAAGAACATTGATACCTGATGCTGCGATGTCATCCTTTACTCCATACTTTAAAAGACCCATACCAGCACCACGAATACTTCTGATAGGATTCTTCTTGAAATTCTGAATCCCCTGCCTAGCTCCAGCAATCCTATCTTTAACAAACCCACCAACATTAAATTCGTTGATAGTTCCGGAATGTGCGTATGCTTCTGTTACGAACTGATTATATGTTTTCATTAAACCAATTTTTTTAGGTATTTATTAAAAAAGAGGGGTGATGCCCCTCTTAGTATTAACCTCTACCTTGTCCGCGATACATTTTCTTTTTACCGTTACGAGAAGTCGCGGCATACTTTGTATGCTTTCCCGATCCTTGACGAGACTTCTTCGGTTTTCCGGGCATCCACCCATCTTTAACCATTGCTCTCATAGCCATTAGCAGTAATCTCCAATCATTTTAGTTTCAATATCCGAGGGACGCGGATGACCTGTTTGATAATATTCTATCGCCAGGTCATCCATAATATCAAAATATTCGCCCTCAGTCAAGTCTGTGAACTTAATTTCACCCTTTATAAGGATTGTGTATTTGTCAGCCATTATCAAATAATACGAGACTTCTCGTGACCAACTCTGACGTTAGGATCACACCAAATCTCATATCCTGCTTCGATAGCATCTAGACAGAATGACACATCTTCTCCACACATATCCTGAACTTCACCACTCTCAAAGACTTGCATCTTCGGAGCGAACCATGGATACTTGATTTTTTCGTCTTCGAAAACACCATGTTTGATGAGCAACCATCCGAAACCTGCATAATCAACTGTGAAAGGTTTCTTACGCTTACTGATGGTCTCCAAGGTTTCATGATTCATCACTCCACCATTACTACGGAAGTCATCTTCATCCATCCAGTGTGCTACAGAAGTAGTCTGTCCATCCTCTGTACAATACCAACCAGATGCGATGTCTTTATCCATCAGAACCAGTTGAAGAAATTTCTCTGTGTTGAAGACAATATCACTGTCAATCCACAGTTGCCAGTCATACTTCAGTTTTCCATCCCAAGGAAGTTGGTCAGGACCACGAAGTACATTAGCACCAAGACACTTACAACGTGCAAAGTTTACCATGGAACTGTAGTCTTGAGAGATCTGAATACTACCTCCCATTTGTACAATGTCAAAACAAAGTTGTACAAAGTTTTTTAGATATGTGTATGATACTCCACGTCCAGGAAGACAGAAGACTACTGACTTCCCACGAACCATCTCTCTTGCTTTTTCGTAGTCATACTGGGGAGAACTTCCACCCTCACCCTTAGTGGGCGATTTTGCTTTTACTGTGAATCCTTTTGCCATAATTTGGTCAAATTAAAATGTGAATGCATTCAAAGGTAATTATACTATGAGAACCAGTGTATGTCCACTAGTCCAGTTCGGTTATCAGTATTGAGTCTCCATCGACTTCCATGTTTACTTCTGTGCCCTCATACCACCCAAACTCCGATATAATCCACTCAGGTACTTGAATTACATACTCTCCAGTTACTGGATCGACCTCTACAGTCGTAAAATTTTCTCCGCGATTTTTTTTCATACAAGGTATTTCATTTTTCATTTTTGTTTTATATAGAAAAAGTTTGAGTTATATAAAGACCTCGCGAAAGCAAGACTTTATAGATTAGAGG